TACCATCTGCATATTTGACAAGCTGGGCATAATCAATAATGCCGTCCTCTCGATCCACACAGACTGCTTTTTGGATTCTCAGCATGTTCTCGAATCCTCGCTGGGTGTTGGCATAAATCTTTGCTCCAACCTTACTGTCACCTACAGCAATAGTCAACGAATAACCGAACACATATCTAAGTTCCTTTTTTATGGCTTCTCGCTGCAATTCAAGAGTGGCAGCCATCGTACAATGGTCAGCAATACCAAGACCTTTATAGCCCAAGAACTTCGATTTCCTACACCAGCTTGTCAATGAGCCACTGCCATTCAGCAATTCATAACCGGTATGGATGCCCAACGGATAGAAATCACACTCAATGTTCCCTTTCTTGGCAGAACCGATGTGCTTCAATAGCTGGAAATTAGGCTTTTCTTCACGAATGTCCTGATAATAGAATCTGTTGCCGAACTTGAAGATGACATAATAAATCTCATCTGCAATCAGGAACTCTGGGTTCTCGATGCAGTTGAACTTGGTGTTGTCATCCTTGTCTTTCTTGAAAATATGCTCACGCTTGCTCATGTCCTGGAACAGAGCCTTGCCCCATCCAGCGACAAAGATAACGTCCTTTCGCACATTGTACTCAATATGGTTGTCATCCAACCATTTTAATAACTCGTCCATAACTTACTTACCTCCATAATAAAATTCTCTTGGTGTAACGATATGGTTAGCAAATACGTCATACATTTCCGCTTTCGTCATATCACCAAAATCTTTTCCGAAACCATCTGGAATAGCTGCAACATACACATCAAAATACTGGTCAAGGTCACTGGCCACCTTATTGATAGCAGACCTACCAGCATCATCGGCATCATATCCTATTACTACAGTTTTTACACCCTTATCCTGCAACTTATATATCTGTGTCTCTGAAATCTTCTTTCCAAATGTGCATACTGGAACGATGGAGTTGTTTTCATATAGTTCCAAGCCTCTTACCAAGCCAACTACATCAAACGCACCCTCACACAAAATAACGGTGTCTGTCTCGTATTTTTTGACGGCATCTATATTGTATAGCAACTTTGAAAATCCATTGCCTTCCCCATCTTTCTCACTGGAGTTAAGATAACGTCGAATCTGGAAGCGATGGCAATCATTATAATCATCAATCTCTTCCTTGCTCCATGTATGACGGGCAACCCAACCGACATATCGGCCATTGTCTATGACTGGAATGATGACATAATCTTCAAGTTTCCTATCCATTCCTCTGTTGGTGCCAGCCTCAAAGAACTCAAAATCATCGAAAATCCATCCACGAGACCTGAGATACTGATTCTTGTACGAACGACGATAGCCCTTTGGCATTTCAATCTCAATCAAGGAATCATCAATCTCATCCTCAAACAGATGCAACTCGTCATCATCGTCATCTTCAAGCTCAATCGTTTTCTTGGGAATCAGTTCTTCATGGCCCAATCCTTTCAGCGTTTCTTCCAATGAACTGAAACTCTTGCCACAACTGAAACAATTAGATTTGCCAAAAATCTTCTTACCCATGTCTTTGCCGACATAGATGCCATACTTATAACCGGCATGACCACAAAAGGGGCAATGCTGCAAGACGATATTCTTCTGGAGGCCATCTAACTTGGCTCCATCCAATATCGCAACCAGTTCTTCAATAAGGTCATGCTTTACTTCATTTGAAAGTTCCATACTCATTCACTTTATCCTTGAAAGTGAATATGCTCTCATCAAATTGGAACTATGCCGTCATCAAATTGAAGTGAGCGCAAAGGTATAAAAAGTTTTGGAAATGTTTACGCTTTGCACTCACTTTAACTATATTTTAACTAATCGTCTTGTGGCAAATTGAGGGTTCTCGTCCTATCAAAGAAGCACTCATGCTCATAATCAGTACAAATTCTGAATGGCTCGCCCTTTCTAAAGAACCTGGACTTGGCAATATTGATACGCATAGTCTGCTCCTTTGCTTCTCTGTCACTCTGATTGAGGGAGATAAGATGGGTACATGGACGCTGCAAACCCTTACACTCAGCCGTATTGTAACCGTTCAATACATTCTTCTCATTATTGACCCACTCAGAATCCTCAATTGTGGCCTGATATGTGGCAACCACCCAAGCATTGATCTCGGCAGCCAAATCCTTTAAATCCTCTGCTACAGCAATGCGCATAAAACGCAAACTCTTATTATCCCAATTCTTACCAGAGGAATCAGTCAATAGGTCCATAGAATCGACCACAAGCACATCTGGGTATTTGCCGTATGCCTCCTTGTATTCCTCACAAGCATTTCTGACATCAATGGTACTGTTCTTCTTTCCAAACTTGGAATAAGCCCTCACTTTCAATGTACCGGCAAACGTCTCAACTTGTTTCTGGAAAGCCTCAATTGTATGCTGATTCACATAACCCCTCTCATAGTCCAAAGTAGGAGAGCGGACAATTGAAGCTGAATAAGCATCCAATGTTTCATTGGCACTACCCTCAAACTGCAAATGCAAGGTATCAAGACCACTAAAATATGCAGCGTTGGCACCAATCCAACGGGCCAAATGTGACTTACCAACACCAGACATAGCGATAAATACGGAAAGCTGTGTGCGCAAGTTACGACCATTGTTTCTTGCATCCAGCTCATCAATATAGAAACTGGTGACTGCCTTTAGCTTGGAATCTTCTTCATGTTTTTCCTTATTCTCACGCAGACGGGTCTCAAAGGTAGCAGCAACATCTACGAACTTATCTGGAGCCAATGAGAACTTCGACAACTTCTGTGCCTGTGCCTCAAACTCTTTGACGGCATCCATCTTGTCACCACTCTTGAACTTTTCATCAATCTGCTTGAAAATCTGCTTAAACTGAACCAGCTTCAAGTATTTTTCAAACTGCTCACGAATACTATCTGGGTCGGCACCAGATGCAAGTTCTTTAATTTCATTCAAAAGCTCAGATACAGCGCGAGACGATACCAACATCTGCTTGATGATACTGAACTTAGGTGCCATGTGATGCTCCCTATAGTAGTCTTTCAGGGCATTGTTCAACATCTGATAGTCTCGATCCGGCAAAAACTCATCCTGCATATACTGGCAGACTACAGAACACAAGTGGTCATTGTTAATAGCGCAATTATACAATTCCGCAAGAAACTCTTCTGATAATACGTTGATTTCACTTTTCTTAGCCATAACTAACTCATTTTACGATAGGTTTAATCTCTACGGTAATCTCAAAATCATTCGTGCCATCTTCACCACACAGACTTTTAATTTCCTTCCTAATGTCTGGCGATTCCAGCATATCATCAATAATATCTTCACCAATCCATTGTGCAATCGGTGCAATATCTCTCACATCGTCCGCTTCTGCGTACTCGATACAACGAACTTCTCCTTCATCTGGCCGACGAACAATCATGCCGTTGTCAGCCAACTCAATCTGATACTTTGTTTTCATAAGCCTCTCTCCTTAATCTTAATAACTCAGGAACATTATGCTCCAGATAATCAATACAATCATCAGTATGTCCACAAGCCTGGCATGTCTCTGAGAACGGCGACCAACCAGTAGTTCGCATCATGCAAAGGACATGACCATTCTCCATCTTGATAGAGCGTTTCTTGATCAGTTCCTCAGACGGCATATAGATGTACTTCTTCAAAGGATGGTCTTTCGGCTCGCCAATCATAGCTGCCAGCTTACCCCTATCGAGCCTGCCGTCTTTAAGCCACTGGTCAATATAGTAATTCATGCCACTCTTTCCATCGGCATCAATAAACTGCTTGCGATACTTTTCAACAGCATTTTCAGAGAAACACCAAGAGATATGCCAGCCCCTTTCAAATTCTCCAATAATATCACGATAACGATAAATCTGATAGACAATAAAATCAACTATGCGCTCATCAGCCATTTCAGAGTAAGGGTAGAGTGATTTCATGCGACCCAAACCTCTTTCTATGACTGTCAACACAGTCGGACCACCAGGCAACCTCCATCCCTTTTTAATAGTGGACTGGACGATGGTCTCAATCATTTTTTGAACCTTACTGTACTTTTCTTTTAATTCCATGACTAATAAGTATTTCTTTCAAATCCTTTCTTGCCCAAAATATTCGGTTCTTGATGATGTCATCAGAACACTTGCTTAGATTACCACGTTCATACTCGATTCTGGTAATTTCCTCAATGGAGTACCCCTGAATCTGTAGTACAAAGGCTGAAAGTCTCAATGGCTGGAGGGATAGCAGTGCGGAATATACCTCATCAGAGATAGAATCTGCAAGCGTCAATAGGCCATGTTCCAAATCAATGGTGTTGTCAGGCTTCTTTGACTTCTCAATGGGGTTGAACTCCGCATCTGCTATCTTGGCAGCTTCCTTGGCACGCTCCTTGTTGATAGTCCACACATTGTTCTTGACAACCGAATGAATCCATGTCTTTAACGGCTTGTTACCATTGTATGTGTGAATGTAGCGATAGAAATCAAACAACAGAGTATTGTAGTTCTCATCTACATTCTGCGGATGGTCGGTATAGTACGAAACAAGATTCCGTATGAACTCGTAGTGTGGACTGATCAACTCATTGAAGCGTTGCTCTCGCTGCTCTTGGGTCAGCTCTGGTCGTTCTTCCTTTTCTTGTGCGGTATCGCCAGCTTTTTCTCCCAGTTCTCGTCTATCCATTTTCTTTTAACTTTTGCCATTAAAAGATTCTGTGACTCTCCTGGCAGTTTGTTCATCTGGCAGAACTGCTTCCAAATGCGGGTATATCGGGAAAGAGCCTTTCCTAAATATTCTGGAGTTGGCTGCTCCAGGTCGCAAATGTCACTAACATCAATTGTCAAATTTTGATAATTGCCCTGAACATACTTGAAGAACTCGTCTATCAGCTTGTTCGAATACTCCGGCACTATATGCCCAACTGCAAGGGCTATATGTTTTTTCAGTTTTCTACCCATTGTTACAGATTATATCGTTTACAAAAATAGAAGAAGATGTGGCAGGCATCGGCGGCATTGTCATCATCACCGACATCAATGTGCCAGCGGTTTTGGGCTGCTTCAATCATTTCTTCTTTATCAGCATTACCCTTACCAGTTGCGAACTTCTTGATGTCCGTCACTCCGAATGTAATCACTGGAATATCAAGGCTCTCACAAAGCTCAAACAACACACCGCGCAACTCTGCCAGCTTTCTTGTGGCCAGTGAGAACTTGCTGAAAGCGACATCTTCTACGGCGATAACCTTAATGTCGTTGTCAACAATGTAGTTCAATATCTTCGTGCGAAATGCCTTATGCTGTCCGTAATCTTTCCCAAATTTCTTGGGAGCACTCTCCGTTGGTGGAAAATACCATGTACCATGACCATGAACGGACTTGAAACCGCAATGGGTGGCAACGTCGAGCGCAAGCACATTCTCACGCTTTAACTGGCTCAAATATTCTGTATCTAATGTCTGCATCTTCGTTTTTAGTTTTACTTTCCTATAGTAGATATACCGTTCTGCTTTGTTACGACAATACGGTACTTGTAAGATTCTGATACAAAGCCCTGAGTAACCACAAGTGATGTCAGGTGCATCTTGTTAATCATTTCACAATAGCTGGCAATACCGCTCTCATCAGAGGCATCAAGAATCTCATCATAGATAGCCAAATCAAGACCCTTTCCATTGTCACAATTGGCATTAGTGAGCCGTTGCAAGGCTATAATGCTGGCCAAATTGATTCTGGTGCGTTCACCGGCAGAGAACTTGTTGATGTTGCCACAATCCACACCGTCACGTAAGACATTGATGGTAATCTTGTCTCGGATTTTACCAGACTTCAACACCTTATAGCCTATCATTTCAATGCGAATATCACTGCCAATATCTTCCAGCACTCCATTGGTAACAGCTGCAATGGCATCAATCTTCTGGTTGGCCAAATGGGTCTTGAAAGCAATGAAATGAGCCTCTTGCAACTTCAACTCATCACGCTTCGAGAGAGCCTGGTCACGTTCCTGAGTGGCAGCTTCCAAATCCTTTTCATACTGTTCCTTGGACTTGACCAAAGATTCCATGATGTCACCAGTGCTGCTTTCCTGCAGTTCCTTAATGTTCTGCCGGTACTGCTCAATAGTGGCCTTGATGTGTTCAATATTCTCTTCCTGATTCTTGACGAATTGCTCTCCAGCATCCATCTTACTGTCAATCACTCCAAACACCTCGTCAAACATTCGCTTCCGCATATTGTCTATCTGACCATTTGCTTCGTCGATTATGGTCCTGACGGTGTTAATCTGATTCTTAATGCTGTTGACTTTCGATTGCAAGTTGCTCAACTCATTCTGAGCATCACGTCTTTCATCAAACACCTTCTGCAATTCATCGTTTCGCGCATTGATACCGTTCTTGACGGCAGCAACTTCATCTTCTTTCTTCTTGACAAGATCACTGGTCTTGTCGCTGTCCTTGGTCAGAGCATCAATATGTTTCTGTGTCTCAGAAATCTTGGATTCAAGCTCTGCCTTTTCTTTCTGAACATCTTCCAGCGACTTGTCCTTGTTAAGCAAGAACTGATGCTGGCACTTGGGGCAGGTGATGACTCCATGCAACAAATTGTTGGCACTGACCAAATCAACCTCCAATTTATTATAGTTCTTCTGCTCCTGTTTTATCTCTTTCAGAATGGCATCAAACTTATCTCCGAACTGAGCGATTTCTTCATTCAGACTGACAATCTTTTCCTTGTCACGGGTATTGCTTGCATTAGTATCTGCACTGGCAGAAGCATACTTGGATGAGGCTTTCTTAGCCTTGTCCTCAATGTTATTACAAGACTTCTGGGTTGCATTCAACTCAGACTTCAACTGCTTCATGCGCTCATTGGCTCCCGCCAGCTTTTGATTCTGTTCTGCCATTGAACTGAGATAGTCCTTGATAGGCTCAAATTTCAGCTTCTCAAAGGCATCTTTGATAAAGTCATAGCAAACACCGAATGCAGATTCTTTCTTCTCCAATTCCTCAATCTTCTCGCTGTACTCATCAATCAGATCGAGACGATCATTGGCTTGCGTAATCTTCTCCTTGGTGATACGGATTTCCTCACGCTTGTTAGAAATCTTCTCACGCAAAGATTCAATATTCTGCTCACGGGTCCTGGCAGCTTCTTCTTTCTTCTGATTGGCTTCTTCCATCTGCTCATTGACAGCTTCAATCTTACCAGAGACACGAGACACATTCTGTTCCTTACCACGTAATTCTTCTTCTGCTGGCTCCAAATCCTCTTGTAGCTTGACAATGGACTCATCTACCAACACACCATTGGAGAAACGATTGATAATCTCTTTCTTCTCACGGTCACTGGCATCAAAGAAAGAAACATACTTATTGCGACAGAGAATAAAGTTGGCATAGATTTCGTCCTTTGTCAGACCAATCTCATCCAGTATGAATTTATTATACTCCAGTACGGATGCCTGAACGGTCTTGTCAGTCTCAATCTCATTTTCATTGGAATCGAACTTATGACATTCGATAATCTGAGGGCTGTTACGGAAAATACGTCTCATCACCTCAAATCTGGTGTTATCATAGTCATTGTCAAATACCAAGATGACACTTGCTTCATCCGCATTGTCATTGATGATTTCGTCTGCCTTAACCTTACGCAAAGTTTCACCAGTAATACCAAAGTTGATTGCCTCAATAAGCGAGGACTTACCGGAACCATTGGCTTTCTGATTCTCATTATCAAGGTTCTGGCCAAAAATCAATGAGGCCACACCCTGTTCAATATCCATATCCAACTCACGGAAAGATACAATATTCTGTGCTTCTACATGAACTAATTTCCACATAACTCAATTGATTTTATCCAGATACTTCATACCTAACTTGCTGTCAATGTTCTTCTCACTGCAGAAAGTCTGATATTCTTTCTTAATGCCATTCTTATCGTACTTGTCATCAATGCTGGCAGACTTGGTGACAATGGTCTCAGTCTTGTCAGTCTTGAACTCCACCTTATTGGCACCGGCATCAAGCAATATCTTCTTGTCGTATGCCTTTGCCTGGGCATCGGTACACTTGATGCGAACACGGACTTTATAAGGAACTGGTGGACAATCATGGTAGTCTGCCAGCTTCTTCATAAATGCTTCATCAATATCTTCAATGGCAACATCTATAGAAGCATATCGGGTGTTTACACCATTCTTGACGAACTCAGTGGTTCCATCATCATAAAGAATGGTATAGCCCTTTTCTTCATCTTCACCAAAGTTATTCTGACGAGACGAACCAACATACATAATGTCTGTGCCAGCAAGCTCAACTCTGTTATGATAATGGGCCACCAGTACAGAATGGAAATCATTGAATATCTCAGCAGGAACCTCCTTTGGAATATCAAGACTGCCCAATGCTCCTTTTATACCCTCATGGATATAAAGGATAACATTTTCGAGATTGAATTTGTATTGGTTGACAAGATCATCCTTTAATTCTGCCAGTCTTTTTGTAAAGCTGCCATTCTCAGGAAAATAACTCATCACAACCAATGGAAAGGCACAACCATCCCATTCCAAAACCTTATAGACATCGACAACCTCAACACCTTTATATCCTTGGAACAAATGATTATATCCCTCAATTGCTTCTTCATCAACGAAATCGTGATTACCATTAGCAATAGTCAGATAGAGATTCTTGGCAGTAGCTTTCTGAATAGCGTGCTTAACCGCCAATAGAACTGGTAGTCGTTGTGATGCGCTGGCAGTGAACATATCACCACCAACCACAACGTCCTCAATCTCATACTTTTCACATAACGAAAGCATTTCATCCCAATTCGCATTGAACTCTGCGATATTGTCTTTCGCTACATGAATGTCGTTTATTAAAAGCGCAATAGGACTTCTCATAATAACTTCAATTTATAAGGGGCATCTGGGCAACAAACCAAAATGCCCCAAATCAAGAATAAAGTGAGTTATTGTAAGGCGAGTTGGTTATCTCGGTCTGCGCTCACGGCGGCGGCGACGGCCCTCTTCCTGTGCCTCGGCAGCAGGTGCTTCCTCCTTGTTCTCAGGCTCATCGTCATCATCTTTCTTCTCAGGTGCGGCAGCTGCTTCACCACTGTCATCGTCATCGTCTGACGGTCTTGCACGGCGGCTACGACGGCGACCCTCTGCAGGAGCTTCATCAGCAGGTTTTTCCTCCTTCTTAGGCTCTGGTTCGGGTTCTGGCTCATCCTCTTCCTTCACCTTCTTACCATTTGACGGTGCGGTTTCCTGCTCGTCCAGCAAGTCCTGCAGCTCATCAAGCAGGTCTTGGTTACTCTTGCTGTGAGAAACACGGAGGTCAAGACCATTGTCCTTTGCGAACTTGGCAATGTCGGCACGAAGCTCCTGATACTCATCACTATCTGATGGCAGGTCTTGGTCAACGATAGCATCATAACGATCACAGAGGTCATCAAAAGTGATTTCACCCTTGTCATTGTCACCGCCATCCTTAGACTTGTCAGCCTTGGAAATATCAAAGCTGCTGGTATCGTCCTTTGGCAGTTCGCCGATAAGCTGCTTGTAAGCGTCCTGGAAGTCCTGCTCATCAGTAACTTCAAGCTCATGTCGCTTGTCATACTGCTTCAAGAACTCCAGTGTAGCCTCTGCCTGATACTTGGTATAGCGGTAGATAACCTCATTGATACGAGGCATATCAAACAGCTTACCAAGCTCTTCCTCGGTCAGATCATAGTTGCTGGAAGCCTTGGTTGTCTTGATGGCGAACTTGTATTCAGTCTTACCATTGTTGTTCTTACGGGTAATGGTGACAGGATATGCACCTTGGAAAGCAGAGATAGGACATGGCTGCTTCTCATTGTCCTCCAGCAAGTCGTTCCACAAATCCAGCTTGGCATCGTCCATATCACGATACTGGCTGTAAGACTGCTGATACAACTGCGGACCCTTGTTACGGTGGTCAAGGTCGAGAACATACATGCAGCGGAGTGAGTTCCACTTCAAGCCATGAGAGAATGAGTTACTGGCAATCAGGTCAAGAACCTCCTGATTATCTGCGTACATTTCCTTGGCAATCTTTACATAGGTATCAATAAGGTCAACAGACTTACCGACACCCTTCTGAGTTGCTTGGATAACCGGCACATTGATGGTCTTGGGCTTACCACCCTTACCCTTACCAGGAATCTGAATATCGAGGAACAACTGCTTCAATGGGTACTCATAACCCTTGCGGTCCATTTCGAGTACATTACCATTTTCATCAACGACAGGAGCCAGCGGCAACACACGAATGTTATACTTACCATCCTCACCAGTACGGAAACGCTCAATCTTCGGAGCACCCTGTTCTGACTTGGCCTTTGCCTCGGCCTCCTGATAACTCTCTTGAACCTGGCCAAATATGCCAAAAAGATTCAATTTCTGTTTTTCTTCACTCATCTTAAATAATTACTTTTTATTCTTAGATGAGAGGAATCTGCACCAGTCCACTTGCTGATTCAAGTAGGCTTGACTATAAAGCTCTGATTTATCTGGCTCTCTCAAATCCTTGTTCTCAGGAATCTCCAGATGCCATTCGGTACGAGCAAATTCGGTAACGCTCTCAATAAATTTACCGACATCAACTGATTTTTCACGCTTTAGGTCTGTGTACTCATACACTTCCCCATTGATTTTACAAGTATGAAGCGGCGCGAACTCATCTTCAAAATACCTGTAGAGAGCTTCTGTTGGTGGGTGGTCTGGAAGTTGGTCTGAAATCACCTTCAACAGAACGGAGAACAAATACGTCAACTGTGGTAGAACTCTGTTTGGCTTGTCATCTACGATAAGGAATCTGAAACTCTCACAATCGGGCAACTTAGCCAAAGCCTCGTCCAGCTCATGCTTAAATAGGATTTCGCCTTGTTTGCGAAACTTACCTTGACCCTTAATCATTACGTTTTCTTCATTGTTTTAAGTATTAAGTTCGACATAAAATTCAAATTCTGGGTGCAAAGATAAGCATTATATTTTGTTTCTGCAAGAATTTTGAGAAATATTTTATGTAAATAATTCTTAAAATGATTGTAACTCGCTTTCTCATAGATAGTTAGCATTTTAAGAAAAATATAAACGCAAATTAAAGGCTGGTAGTCTGAGGTGCTGAGACATTTTTAAGTTTCTACGTGCGTACATTATATATGTGACTTAGCAGATTTGGGGAATTTTGCAAAATTTTCGGGGAAATATTTGGAGATTTCAAAAATAGTTCGTACCTTTGCCCTCGCTTAGAAGTAGTGCTCGAAGCAAATCTTACGAAACTTAGGAACGGCCAACACTTTAGCCGTACACTATACGAAATCCCTTGCATTGAAGCACTACCTTTGCAAGGGATTCACTTTATCCCATGATCAGCAACATATTGGCCTCTGTGCTTTCAATGAGGCCCATTTTAATTTTGATGAAAGCAACAATCCACACAGTTGCACTGAACTTCGGCATTTGGTAGTAAGGTGAACGTATAAAAGAATCTGATAGCTGATAATCGGGCTTTGCGTTGAGATTACTCCGCATAGAACAAACAACCAAGATGTCAAGCCAATAAGATAAATGCCTTTGGACGTAAAAAAGACAGTGCAAAACGGGGAGATAGTTTCAAGAACCACACTGTTCGGGGAGACGGCAATGATAGACCACCGACCCCGTTCGAGACCATGATGGGAAATAGATTGCCTAAAGAAACATGGACCCAAGGAGGCAGCCATTGTATTACGGCAACAATGGCGGTGCAGTGAGGGGTGGCAGCGGTCTCAGAGCCGACAAAAAGTCTGCACGTCAACCACATCTGAGAGTGGAACCTAAAAAGTCACTTATACGGCAGGAGTAAAACAACACAATGCCAGGTAAGAACTGACTGAGTTAGACAAACAAGCAACCAGACTAAAAATCTGGGATAGGGAGTCTATTGCTCAACAAGTTCTTGCCGGCAGGAGAAATTTTGATAATCGCGCATAAAGGAAAATATCGGAAATTATGAGGGAATTTCCCTTATTTTCAAACAATTAAGAGATAACTTTTCTTAAATCGGCAAAATTGTTTGGTGGTTTAAGATTTTCTTTCTATCTTTGCACTCAGTTTGATGATAGCAGATTCTATTTTATACATGATTATTATTTCACACTATCACCAAACTAATGTGGACCAAAGAACAAAGACGGGAATATCAGCGTAAATACGATAGCAAACGTTACAATGAGGATGCCGCCTATCGTGAAAAGAAGAAACTGTATTATCAGAAGCATAAGCTGGAGCGCAACCAGTACAATTTCGAGTACCGTAAGCGCAATATCGAGAAAATACGAGAATACCAGCGTGAATATCACAGAAATATGAGACGAAAGGCCAATGACTCTGGAAGAGAAGAAAATTAAGAGGCAGCAATACATGAAGTCTTACTATAAGACTCACAAAGAAGATTATCGTGAATATGCAAGACGGTATAGATTGCGCCATCCTGATCGAGTTAAGGAATCAAGGGAGAAATTTCTGGCAGCTCATCCAGACAAACCCAGTGTCTATAAGAAGCCAACCAAGAAGAAAGCAAGGGAATACCAGCGTAGATACAGGCGTAGGCATCCAGACAAGACTTCTGAAAAAAACCGTAACTGGTATAACAAACATCGTGAAGAAATGCGTGAGTACCACCGCCAGTATCGGGCAGAGCATCCAGAACTCAAAGAGAAGAACCGTAAGTATCAAACAGAATATCGTAAACTTTTAAGAGAAGAAAAATGAAATTTGCAGAAATCATTGAGGGCCTGAAAAACGGCTCAGTTTACCAGCGTAATGCCTGGAGTGGAGACAAAGTTATTATGATGCAGATACCGGCTACTATTCCAGCCGATGTCGTACCAAAGATGACAAGTGTTCAACCAAGCCTGAAAGGGCTGCTCAGTACAATCGGTTCTGGTGCCATCAGCTACCATGACCAAGTGATCATCGTTGACATGGTTGACGATAAGGAAGTGGATGCAAAGGCTACCTACTATGTGCCTACATGGGAGGACATCTTTGCTGATGATTGGAGAGTGTGTTAGCCATATTGTTTAGATAGAACGGAATGACGGTTGGCAGCCATTAAGCAGATTCGGGTGTATTCTGGCTTTGCTGGCCGTCAAGACGTTCAAAATAAAAGGGCTGGAGTGTTTATTGCTCCAGCCTTTTTCTATGTGTCAGACGGTCTCTAATGTGCTTCAGTTCATCATTCAAGTTAAACTCTATCAGATTTGGGGTGTAGAATCCGTATTTGCGGAAGTCTATCAATGCCCTGCGATACTTCTCAGTCTTGAAAACTGGATTGTCCGACATATAGCAGAAGTTCTCTATGAAGTCTGGTGTGATGGCCAGTCCTTTGGCTTGTTTCACGTCCATGATGAACTGCCACTCGATAGGGCACTCATGGCTTATGAGATACCCTATCGGAGTTTCTTCAAAAGCGCACCGCCTATTTCTGCGACTTTTTGCCTTTGCCCTTTTTGTTTGACTGACCTTCTCCCTGGGCTGCTTCCTGAGTATCGGCTTGTGACTCCTGTTCAGCTTCTCCAGTGGTCTCGGTTCCGGCAATTGGATTGTTATCATTCTGCTTTACTTCTTTTTCGACCTTTGCGGCCTCTGCTTTCAGCTGTTCGCGGAAGGCATAGTCGTTACCTACATTGATTGTTCTCATTGTTGTATTGTTTTATTGGTTTAACTTTGAGCATTTTCAAGTGCCTCTACTCTTGTAACAAGATCAGCAAATGCTGTAGATGATGGAACCATGAGCCTTATGACGTACATGTTTTCTTCTCCTGCTACCGGCTCAATACTAATTGGTCCTCTCAATTTCTTTACTTCAAAATTAGTGGTATTGAGAAGGTTGTTGTTAGCATCATAGAACTGCAAGCGTGGCTGGATATAATTGATTGCAGATGGTGCAAACTTAGAATATGTTACACTACCGTCTGTCACTCCACCACTGTTTACTACGTTAATGATGTCTGATACAGAAACGCTTCTTACTTCATTTGCGTTTCTGTCATAAATATAGTTTGCATGTACATCACCCCAAAGACCGTCTGATTGTAATGAAACAGGCGCATCTTCGTCATGGTGTATTACTATGCCAGTTGCACTTACGGTTACTGAATCATAGTCTCCATCATCGTCTGCTGAGTTTTCTACGACAATATTCTGGCCATTGATTCTGCCTGCATTAAGATATATTCCACCATGATTTCCATAAGTATTAACTGGACTGATAATCTCTATTGATTGATTTGTGCTTAATTTGTCGAAAAAATCTTGTATATCAGCAAGACTTATCGAATTTCTCTCTCCAGTATATTTAATACTGTCAGCTTCAATATTTTCGCATTTTAAATCATTGGTCTCAATACCGCCGCCAGTTAGCTTTGTAATATCTGTTCCATCAAAGCCATCAATGATGATTTCACCAGGCTTAATTTCAGTTATGTATTGCGCATCATCTTCGATGTCAGACTCAAATTTTAAGGTAGCATTGTGATTTAATGTGCCACCATCTTTATGAACAAAGAATTGCTTTAAGTGGTTTGTAAGCGACCTATCATTGATTCTAATATTTTCATCTGAAACCATCAATTCATTGACAAGAAGCCTGTCAATAAGAATTTGTCCTGCGCAATAATAAATATTTGCGCCACCAATACCACCATCCAGTGCAATACCTTGAATAAGTGTATCTTCATCAATTCCATCGTTGACAAATGGAGAATTTTCGTCCAAATAAAGTTCTGCAGCTACAATTGAAACAGATGGGAATCTTGAATCATGTGTAAGTCCTGTAAGAATCAGCCCATTTGTCGAAACGCCTCCAGAGAATACTGGTGTCGAATCGTAGTGATCCACAGTTCCATTGTTAGTAAGAACATACTTATTGAAATATGCAGAACGCAAATTTGGGAACTTAAAGCTGGTGCCATTTCCTGTAGCTACAATACATGCTGCATTACCGCTATTGGAATCGTTTACCTTAATGGTCCCTTTATATTCATTATACTGTGCATCGGTGCTGCCATCAGCATACATAATATCTGGGCCGCTTTCCAATGTTTCATAGATACCAATTCTCTGAATGGAATTGACGGTTGCAGTAAATGCAGCGACCTTTTCAATGTGATTGTTGATGAAAGCATAGCCAGCACCAACACTAATATCATAGTAATTGACACCGCCACTTGTACGCTGCGTTATTGAAATCGCACAGCCAGATATAACAAAATCTAATCCGCTGTCCTTGAACATTTCAACAGATGACAGCGCAAGCTCTTGGAGATTCAGAATATCCTCATTGAAGATATATCTGCCACCAGTTTTACTTCGATACTCTTTCATATTCTATTCGTTTAATCGTTAATGACTATGTTATATTTGACAAATGATGTTTTGTAGTTGTCAACTATCTCTCTTATGTCTTTAAGATAATTCTTGTTTGTATATGCTGCAGTCGTTGTGATTGCAGGTGCAGTAATAGTGATGGATGATGTGAACAATCGCTGGCTTAAATCTTTCAGAGGTCTTGACAATAGTTCGAGTGAAGATTGTTCACTTGTATTCAGAATGTGTGAACCTAATATCTCCATAGAAGTCACCTCATTCAGATTGAAAGTAACCAGATAACCAAGCTCATTGTCCTGCTCGATCACAAAAGTGTCGCCAGTATTCTGGAACTTCGGACCAAATTTGTAGTTAAGATACCATATCAGAATCGTTGTCTGGGAGGTAATCTTAACTCTCATAACCATTTCAAAGGCCCACTCCAAAAACGCTCTGTGCAGCTTAATCAATGGTGTTGATATAGCTTCCAGGAACAATATTAGCTTTCTGCCCCTCGCAAAGAACGGGAGAACACGGCATATAATCTTGGAGTTGCTGATTTTGTAGATGTCTGTGTTCATGTCTTAGAGTGATGAGATTGGTGTCAGTTGCAGGTTCGTAAGATTGATAGTCGGTTCACCAGCTGCATCAATGTAGCCGATATAGCCGCTAAGAGGGCGGTACTGGCCGACAATCTTAGTCGGTGTGCCGTATGTTCCGTTGACAGAGTTGTAGGAACGTGCCTCGATAACAATTCCAGCTTCTATGCTCTCAACATAGTTGGTGTTCTGGATGGCATCAATAAATGACTGATAGTAGATATATTGGTTGTATTCCAGTGATTTCGCATAGTTGATGAGCGATTCCTTGATGCTGGCCAATACATCAGCTTCTGTGGTATAGTTATCGTCATAATAGATTTTCGCACCGTTGGACTTGATGGTGATGAGGTCTCCTGGCAGACTTGTACAATAGATTTTTGCACCAACAAACTTGGTTGACTTAATGTATTGCTTGAAAGCACCCAACTCTTCATTGGATAGTTTCATATAGAGCATACCGTTTTCAACCTGTGTGGTATCGGCATTATCCTTGCAGACTTTCAGAATGATGGCATCATTGATTGCATATTCCTGCCATGCGGCTTTCTTGATGATTCTGTGAGAGGCATCAACAGTCTCATACTCCAGTGCCAATGTGTTCTCATTGAAACCGTATGGGTCTCCATTTCCAGTGATAGAGTTGAACTGGAACTTGTAAGCCATTGTCACATACCAAGCTGGAGTTCCGTTGATTCGTGCCGCTATTAGCTTTGCAATATTAACCTGAAAGACATCAAGAATAGTCTCATACGAAAAAATCAAGACGGCCATTACATAGGTCATCAAGTTAAGGATAGACATTCTGTTTGATGTCCGTCCACTATCCAGTTCAGTTATCTGGAGATAGTTGTTGCGAGTGTAGATGGCCTCGCTGTATATCTGACTTATTGTTCTACTCATGTTCTTCTGATTAGTCTGTTGATTGTTGTATTTGTCTGTAGGTCGCTGTAGAAGTCACCAGTAACCTGAATCTCTGTCAGTGGGTAGTAAGTTCCTCCGATGCCCCTCAAATCAAGTAGTGAGAAGCCTAAGTCGCCATAGATGTTGATAATATGGCTTCCAGCATCTTCATAACAGTGTTCAAGGGTGGTTCGTGTGCTTGTAATAACACACATTTCTGGAGCCGTATTGTCACCCCAATCCACGATCATCACACCCAACTTTTTTAGATTATAGGTAAATGTTGAAAGATTGCCAGTATGCTTTATGACCATCTTTGGCATGTGCAGACGGCTTGGAACCACAAGATTGGTCATCAGAGAGTAGTTTCCACTTTCCAGTGCTGGGATATTGGCTTCTGTGATTTCTGTTATCCAAATGCTGTGAGTGTTGAGGTATTTCAAGAAGTCCTCAACCGTCTTAGCGTCTGCAGCACCAGCAGAATATCGTTTCATAGCTGGCCACAAGCGGAAAGCATTTCTGATGAGAGCAAGATTATACTGCTTTGCATAGGACCTGGCATACTTTTCAATATCGTAGTGGAAATAGACATGCTCGCCATTCCTTACTTTGACTTTATTCTTATCCAACCAGTTCACAATGTCCTGATTGACGGCAAAGTTGTCTGTATAGTTAAGCTGTGTTCCAGGCTGTAGTGTGTCATTAAGTGAAAAGCCTGTCTGACTGATGGCATCTTCATTTGAAGCTACCAAGTCAAACAAGCCCTCAATTCCACCGTATATTTTCAGGGCTATGTCGAAGATATTCTCACCATCCTTAACGACGTATGTTCCCATTACTTTCTTTTCTTTTTCTGAATCGGGTTATTGTCCTTGTCGTATTGCTGGGTCAGCTTTGCAACTGCACCAGCACCAACACCTATACCTACAATGTATGGCATTGCTTGTAACCACCACTCAGGCTCATCAATATTGTTTGTCATACATATCGTATGAAACGTAATGGCAGATGTGCTCATACCAACGGCAATCTTGATGATTCTGCTAAAGATGAGTGGTGTCTTAGCCTGCCACCTGTTGCGTAATGTCAGAAACAGCTTTTTCATTTACTATATCCTTTATAAGTTATAGTCAAATATCCAGTGTTTCAACCCAAGCGATAGCGGCATCTTTTTCTACCCATCCATCAGCAAGTGTCTGTTTGATATAGGCAAAAGCAGAGATATAGAAAGTGTTCAGCTCATCCAGTGTATTGAAAGTCTTGTATTTCGCTGCATGATTCTCTCCTTGACTGATTTTGAAAGTGACTGGCTCGTACTTTTTGGCACCAAGCAGCATGGATAGCCTGTGAGCCTCAGAGAAGTTACGCTGGTTTTCTGCTGACAACCATACAGCGCACTCGACACCGTTATTGTCCTCCCACATGAAACCGTCCAGAATCTTCTTGTCAGTCAGTCCGTCAACATGATTCTCAATCGTCTGGATGACCTCTGTCTTTGTCGGCTTGTGGGTAAACTCATGCCTCCAGTCATAACCTTGGCCGTCCTCTTCACCATAGCCATAGATAAGAATGGCCTTTTGTCCTTTTCCGTACACAATCAGCTGATCGTGGCGTTCTGTTGCCCCAAATGTCTGTTTCATTGCATTTCGTATTTTTTGATTAGCTTTTCTACTTCTTTGTCGCTGGGCATCTTGAATCCCAATTCGGTAGCAGAACAGAAACGGAAACTGATGCGCTTGCCACGTCCAGTCTGCTTGATGCTTGTGAAGAATGGGAGATTGTCGTCTTGTTCTGCCTGTTCCAACTTGTTCTTGTTGAACTGGTTGCCGGTCCAGAACTTCCTTGGTTCATCATTGAAAAGAATACTTACGAGATATTTGGTGTTTGGCCGTCCATCATCGTTGTGTTTGTTCTTGTCATATTTTGTAACTACGTCTCGCTCAAAATTCACAACAACAAACGGCTGGTCAACCAAGTCCTCTGGACTGATTGGCTCGCCTTCAAACCATTTCTTGCCGTCTTTGCTCTTGATACTTGCTTTGATTTCTGCGCTATCTACCATTCTTTTGCCTGTTAATATTTTGAATAAATGTTTACTGTCACACCATTGAGCCATTCCTTTCAGGCTCCCGATTATTTCTTGTCTGCGCTTGCGGCTTTTGACTTTGTGCAGTTTTCTTGCTGCTTTTTGCTTTGTCCGCTTGCGTAGCCTTTTCTTCTTGCCATCATACACGAATCCGAGAAAGTCTATACCCTCTGTGATTGGCTTGACCGATTCGCTGGGCTTGACCACCAGTCCGAGTTTTGCCGTCTGTTCGTGTACCATGTCTCTAATCAACCAGAGCTTTTTCTTGGATGCAGCAAGAATCACTATATCGTCGCAATAACGGTAGTAATACTTGACGCCCAGCTCGTCCTTGAAGAAATGGTCAACACAATTCAATATAATGTTGCCATAACATTGTGAAGAACGCAAACCTATCGACAAGCCGTGATCCATCATCGTCACGAAGTCGTAAAGCTCTGGAAGCAGAAGTGGGTCTTTGATATGTTTCTTGATGTAGGCCCACATCTTCTTTTGGTCAATGCTTTCAAAGAACTTCTTGATGTCGCACTTGTAGAAATAACGTGTTCCGCTTGGGTCGTTATCTATATCGTGACACATCTTTGCGAACAACCTGTGCATCCCTCTCCCTGGTATGCTGGCGGCTGATGTTCGTATAACACTTGGGTACAGCACATCTTCGACTACTCGCATGATTGCATTGCAACCAACTCTATCCGTAACACATGGGCTTTGAACGATTCTGTCTTTAGGTCCGTCATGTACCTCCATTTCTCGATAGCCGCCTATCTTGAATGAACCGCTTGCAATCTTTTTCGTAAGCCTTTCGATGATACTCCACCGCTTGTTGCGATAATATGTTCTTCTTCCAGGCTTGGTTATGACCTTGTTGCCTCTCCTTACTTTCCTTTCCGGAAGCTGGTCAACCACTTGGTCAAAGGCATCACCCATGTTTCTCTGTTCAATGATCCTTTTTGTTAAATGACCATATCTTTTTGCCATATTGTCCTCATTTGCTTCTTCGATTTGAGCAGCCATAGCACTTTCGGCTTGTTTCCAATCTACTTGCCCATAATCGGCTGCACTCTGCGATGTTTCCGCTTTCCAATTCTTGTCAGTTCTTTAATGACTGGAAAGAATTGCTGTTGCCGAGGCTCAGATTCCTCGCCCACTGCTGTTGGCTAACTCGTAGCTGGTTGCCGTAGAGACGATTAAACTTCAACTGTGAAGAAATAACAGTCAGAAGCAGAGTATTGATTAAGCAGAGCCGCCCGCCGTTGTTCGTGTTCGAGTTCGATGATGCGTTATTCGTGTTCGAATAGGCGACACCAGCGTTCACGTTCGCGTTGTTGTTCGAACGACCGAGGACACGGCCTTGGAATCTTCTACCTTTCATGTTCTTTTTCTTTTGTTTTTATGTTATCATTATTTTTGGTTTTAATTTTTTATTTCTTTCTATACTATTATAGTATTTTTCTGGGAGCTTTGTCTAATCGGGTGTGCGGTTTTCGATAAATCTCAACCGCAACACCCTCATAGTATAGCGGCTTTCGCCGCAAGTTCCGCTTGCGATGTGCTGCCCTAATCGAGCAGCACATCTTCGTTTTCGATTTCACCGAAGAAGCAGAGCCGCCCGCCGCCGTACGA